TACCCATCCCTTGTGTCCATCATAATAACACCTTTGAATATCAACCATTATAAAAAAGAAAGATTATTTTATAGAAAGACAAGATGGGTCTCACAATAATTATGGGAAATATGTTTTCTGGTAAAACATCTGAACTCATCAGACGACTTAAGAGATATAAAGTCATAGGTAAGAAAATTGTTGTCATCAACTCTACAAAAGATACACGTTCCCCTGAAGAAGTCCTAAAGACACACGATGGTGTCGAATTTCCATGCCTCAAAATTGACCATATATCTCACTGTATCATCAGCGAGGCATTTTGTGACGCTGAAATTGTGGCTATAGATGAAGCACAATTTTTTACAGACCTCAAAGACTTTGTGGGTATGTGTCTCTTTCTAAAAAAATCAGTTATCGTGACAGGTCTTGATGGTGATTACAAACAAAGAAAGTTTGGAGAAGTCATTGATTGTATTCCCATGGCAAGTGACGTTATCAAGCTATCAGCTCTATGTATGGATTGTTGTAATGGAACTCCCGGACCTTTTACAAAACGAATCATACAATCGGATGAAATTGAACTTGTGGGTGGCAACGAAAGTTACAAAGCTGTGTGTAGAAGACATTTAGAATCTGTGGATATCAAGAATAAGAACAACTCTTTTCTGAAATCCGCGTTTAACAACGCGATGGATTCGCGAATGGTCAAATAAAAAGTCTTGTCCGGGTTGGTGGCGATGGGGTCCATATTCTGTATACAAGGTACAATCCCTACCACTCTTTATCGTGAGATGATATCGAAGCATTAAATTACTTTCAGCTCTGTGTGCTGGTATAGACATTGGTGCGTCCATTACAGCAAACTTTGCGGTATCCTTATCTATACACGGAATTTGCTCAATTATTTTTTGAATTTCTGGGAAATCTTTGACTTTATAGTAATAGTATTTTTCATTCTTTCGAAACCAAGGGTCGAGCTTATGAAAATAACGTTTCTTTGCGCGTCCAACACCCTTTTCAAACTCTTGTAGAATCTTATTATAGTTTACCTTAACAAACCAAAGATTTGGATAATCGAGAACATCGTATTCCACTTGGTGAAGCATCATATCCACCAGTGTATTTCTCATACCTATAAGGGGGCGCAGCGGCTTCTGGAAATATAACTTATCTATTGGAGATTTCAAATAATCGTGAAGGACCAGAACTACGGGCAACCACAGGATACGCCACATTAATTTCTCAGTATAAAATAAAAATGCCAGGTTACGGCGCAAAGATGGAACGATTTACACCTGAACCCACACAAGAAACTCAACAATTGGAACAACGATTTGTAGCACCAAAGATGACGTTTGTTCAATTGTCTATTCTCGCTATGATTGTTTATTATGCGTGGTCTGTTCGTAAGATGAATAAGGCTGTTCTCTCCACTGCTGCTCTCGCCATTGGTCTTCTTCATATGTATGACCATATGTACCGGGTAAAGCGTGGTGACGAACAACTCTTCTTTATCACCAGTGATAAGAAAGAAGGATACTGTGGCGCCTGCCGAAATTAAATTAATAGTAAATTGTAAGTATGCACGTCAAAATTATTCGTAGCCCTAATCCCAAAAAGAAGTTCAGGGCAATCTTAGAAGACGGCAGGACTGTTGACTTTGGTGCAAGTGGTTATTCAGACTACACCAAACACAAGAATCCTTCGCGTATGCGTTCGTATGTCCTTAGACACGGTGGTCAAATTCCAAGACGTATTATAGCCGAACGCAATCCAGCAATGATACATAGAATGATGCGAAATATCGACAAGAGTGATAAAGAAGATTGGAAAATGAGTGGTATCGATGGGGCTGGTTTCTGGTCACGTTGGTATCTTTGGAGTCAACCAAATTTCGAAGATGTTCGTAAATTTATGACAAAGAGGTTCGGGATTAAATTCGTCTAATACAGTAGTAAATAATGATAGCAGTTATTTTTGCTATAATTCTAATTTTGGCTTTTGTAGTATATTTTATTTTGAAACAAGAGCCAGAACCAGAGAAAATGATAGATCCAAGTGCTCCAGGTGTTCATTATTATGAAGAATGTGATTACAGTGGCAAACATAGTCACACAGATAAAGTTCCATCAAAAGTTGAGGCAAACTTTAAATCTATTCGTGTAAGTGATGATTTTGCGGTACGAGCATATAGTACTACAGATCAGGAAGTATTTATTAAAGGTCCAAGTACAGTTAAATGTACCCCATTCAAAAAGATGGATATAACTCCAAATTAGTTGTTGTTATTCGCAAGACCTCGCTTTTTAAGATCCGCCTTAAGGTTAGCCATAAGCTGAGCTCTTGGATTGAGACCTACTGGTCGTGGTGGAGGTGGCGGTGCCTGAGGTATTATGGGTGCAAGTGGAACCAATCGCTTTGGAGACATTCGTATAGTTTGTTGTCTCGTACGTGGAATCTTTGGTTCGGCTTCTCTGAGGACCATCTTACAAACGCGAATGAACTTCTTCGCACTCTTAGCCTGATTTTCTAGTGTGGGAACTGGAATAGCTCTCACTGGAAGTTTTGATTTAAGTTCATTTTTAGTGAGTTTAACACGCTTACCTTTGACATCCTTAGTCACTCTGAAGCCCATCTTTTTGACTTTGTCTTTGAGTTTCTCGTACTCCATTTAATATAGGTGAGGAAATTATTGATACCTGACGCCAGCTCTGGTTGCCGCATCATCAATTTCGTCTACCATTTCCCAAGCCCAGCGACATTCCTGGGCATCTTGGTGTTCACATATGGCGTACGCAATATCAAGAGCTTCGTGTAAAATCATTTTGAGACGCATTTGTCTCACAGTAACTTCGTATGGCTCTCTCAGCGATGGAGATTCATACAATTGCTGAAGTGCGATACGTGTGATTTTACGTTTCTTCTGTTCATACCCAAGTTCCTCACTTCTTTGTGCTGCGATAATGCGAAATCGCGGCTTACTTACAGAAATGGGTGGTTGTGACCAGTATCCAAACCGTTTGAGTGTTCCCACCATTAGATATATTTCGTTAGATATTTTTAAGTCTTTCTCACTTAAGAACTAAATACATATAATTTATATATGGAAACACGAGTTCTCATTACTCAAGTGCTTCTTCCTCGTATCAGGCAACTTGAAGAGGAGGTCGCATCACTCAGAAGGCATACATGGCCATATGTTCAGGCGAGAAAGGAGCTTACCAATATCGATGATATTGAGGCGAAGCGAGACTTTTTTAAAAATCTCGATGATGATACAGTTCTGGAACTCCTGAAACTCAAAGCGAGACTATCAAGAAATCCAGGACTGGGTGGGAGAGAATATGATATTATCATGAGTTTACGAAATAATTTTTGTTGATATATAGTATAAAATGGCAAAAAAAAAGGAAGAACCAATGAGTTATTCAAGACTCCTAAGTCTTTTATGTTGCACTTTCATTACATTCAAATCAACCACAAAAATGATGTCTTTTCCAATAAAGACTCCGCCATTCCTCATGGCGTTGGCTGCATGTTGTATCTGTAGCTGCTCGTCCTCTGGTATGCTAGTTAGGGACACAAAGAAGCGTCTTGGTATTTAAAAAAAATCATCTGTCCGATACATATTCACCGAGTATGAACCAGTTTTTCCTAAAACTGACACTGTTTCATTCCCATATAGTTCTTCACATCCAATATCTTCCATACAGTCTCGTGCATTATGAGTTACGGGAAGTGGATATAGATTTTCACCACCCGTGGTTGTATAGTAATGGTAACGATCGCGTCGACCTGTCACTTCCTTTCCGTATAATGGAAGTGTTTCTTCACCCGCACCTATGAGAACACCCATCTGTTGCATATGACCAGGTTTGTATTGTCGAATTGGTGCGTGTCTGAATTCTGGTTCGTGTACCCGCTGGTGTTCACGTTCACGTTCACGTTCGCGTTCTAATGTATATCTTGGTGTAATAGGCATTACGGGAACCTCTACTGGAACTTCAACAACTTTTGGATTCAACCACATGTAGCTCAAAATGAGAGTAAGTACAACTATAACCGACCACAAGACTTGGTTTTTATTTTTACTCTTTATCTTCATTTATATTAGTTAAGGAATATTATTTACATAAAGTCATGAAGATCTTATCCATAGACATTGGATATCATAATATGGGTCTTGTATTAGCTGAATGTGGAAATGGACCAAAAATCAATGTCGAGTATATAAAGAAGGTAAGTCTTGAGGATTACAAACATATATATTCAAATGATATTGTTGATTTAGTTCCTTTATTTATAGATGATCACAAATTCATATTTGACGCGGCAGATACAATTCTTATAGAGAGACAACCACCGGGTGGTTTTACTAATATCGAGGTGCTTTTAAATTACATATTCAAAGATAAAGTTATACTTATTTCACCTGTGAGCATGCATACACATTTTGGTATGAGGCATCTAAACTATGAAGAGCGCAAAGAAAGGACGGTTTCCATTGCAAATAAATATTTAAATGAAGATATCCCCTATGATAGAAAGCATGATATAGCCGATGCATTATGTATGATAATTTATTATAATTTTAAAGTATCTGTACATTTTTTTGATCGTTTTAAGTTTGATTCTTCTCGGCTCTAATAATTTCTAACGCATTAGCTACTGAGTCTAGCACATTAAATATATTTGTTGTGCTGCGATTTTTAACACATTCTCGAATCGATTGAATATTATATTCGAATGATTTTTTTTCTTTTTCTTTTCTTTCTTCAATTGATTTTATAATTTTTTCAAATTTTTTAATTTCAAAATCAATATTACGTGTGATAACCTCGATTGCTTCATCCATCTTAATAATTTCTTCTTCACACCAATCCAAGTTTCGCTTGAGAAGATCTCGCTTCACTTGGGACTTTGTCCTTTCGATTTGTTTTTCAATTCTATCAATTTTTTCATCAATAAGTGTAATATTATTCATATATTTTTGGTGATGATATTCCTTTGAATGTTCAAGGGCTTGAATTTGTTGCTTGATATCACGAATCATCTCCATGGTTATTTGTAAGTTCATCGCGTCAAAACTTTATGCTATTATTTACTTTGGTGTTTTACCTGACATCATTAATTTGAAGTCGTCAATAAACATATCAAAGCGTCCAAGACGATACTGAACAACAGCCCATAAGAAGAAGAACAAAGTTTTTGTAAGATTGTTTACATCATTATCTTCCATCTTATATATAGGACTTACAACTCGGTGCATGAATGTGGTTTCTTTTTCCTGTCCCGTGACTACCATTTCCATTTGTGTGAGTGCACAAGTATCGTCGTTGACTGACCAATGATAGAATAAAAATGGAATAAGTATAGAATAAAAATCTAAATTACGTCTGTCATTTGTGAAAGGGACGACAAGAATTGCTATTAGAAATGCAAGATGGATCCAGAATATTATGTTCATCTATTATAACATGAGCGCAGAAATTATTGACGATGAAATGATTAGACAAAAAGAACGTGAGCATCGACGAGAAAGTTGGAACGACCAACACGAAAGTATATTACGTCAGTGGGGTGAGGCTGCTGGGTGTTACAGATATATGCATCACAGAGCATTCCTAATGTACAAAAAATTAAGCATGCGTTTTACTTTGCCTGTCATTATTCTTTCCACATTGACTGGTACAGCAAACTTTGCACAAGACCAATTTCCAGAGTCTGTCCGCGGAATGGTTCCATCTGTAATCGGTGGTCTCAATCTTGTTGCGGGTCTTGTCGCTACTATTATGCAGTTCCTTAAAATTAATGAACTCATGGAAAATCATAAGGCTGCAGCCCTTTCATATGGACTTCTCTCCAGAAATATTAGACTTACATTAGCTCTTGCAAGAGAAGAAAGAAACTCTGACGGTCTCGACTTTGTAAACAACTCTAAGACTGAATACGATCGTCTCATTGAGCAATCACCAGCCGTACCCACAACTATATTAGTTGCATTTGAAAAAGAATATCCACTTGATAATGTGTTTACAAAACCAGAAATTTTAGATGTTCGCGCTATTCCAAAATTGAAACTGACAGTTAATGATGTTAAGAAGGGTGTGAACATCATATCAGCTATTACAAAAGGTGGACCACTGTCTAAAATTGGAGATCTTGTAAAGTCCAGGGAAGAATATGAAGCAAAAACTAGAATACTCGAAGAAATGCAGTCAGAGTTAGACGAGGAAGAAGAACTTACATCAGTGGCGTCTGAAGAAGAGACAGACGTCGAGCAAGGTACACCAACAGAATAAACATTCCTAGATTAGTTAAAATTGAACAAGCAATATATGGTAAAATTTTCCTTCTTAAAGGTTTTACGATACGTTCTTGTAGTGCGTCATTTTCGAGCACCAAATCTATGGCTTGATTAGTAAGATCATCAATGGACTCTTTCATTAAAATAGTTGGACAAAAAAAAGAAGAGCCTGTGAGCACACTTCATACAAAGCAAATCGATTTGTTACGGAAGTACATCACAGAGGGAAAAAATGTATTTATTTGTGGTTCATCTGGTGTGGGGAAGAGTTATGTTTTGAATTCGGTACTCAATGAATCAAACAGTCTTGAAATACAACAAGAACATTTGAAAAGTAAATCTCCATTTTTAACTTTTATAAAAAGTGCTGCGAAACACACTTTCATAGAGGATTATGAGTCTGAATATAAATCTCTAATCGATAGAGTTTCTGACGGAGAAAAATTATCTCGTGGTTCTCTCGTAGTTACTTCCATAAATATGTGTATGTTTCCAAGATTTGAGACGATATTCATACCGAAACATAAACCAGATAAGTTGTTAACTCTTACAGATGATCGCTCACAAAAAGCTGAAATGGCGGCTATCAGATGTGATGGCAATATTCGCAATTTTTTATCATATCTAGATGATTCTGTTGAAAAGGATACATTTAAAACACCCAAAGAGTTTATACATGATATTTTATGCGACCCAAAAGCTATTCGTATGCCATCGTCAATACACGAACATGGTCACATATGGGATATATTTCAAGAAAACTATTTAGATTCTAAAGGTATTAATGTCGTACGTGCAAGTCAGGGATTTTCCGATGCCGATTTGTATGACACACAAATGTACTCTTCGGGTGATTGGAATCTTATGCCATATTTTATTATTAATGCCATTTCCATTCCAAAATCAGCACTTGGAAAACCCCTCATTCGCGATAAAATTAGACCTGGGAGTTGTTGGACTAAATATGGCAATTATAAAATGAGATTTCATAAATATAATGATATTAAACATAAATGCCCAACGGGTCTAGATAAGGAGAAACTATACCTGTTAAAAACGTATGCAGAGCACGGAAATATAGAACCAATGTTAGATTATGGTTTAAGCCCACAGGATTTTGATGTCATGAATCATCTTGCAGTCGCAAGTAAATTAAAACAGAGAGACGTTACAAGAGTAAAGAAAGCATTGAAAAATGCCATCGAACAAAGAAGCCGATAAGATGGTTGAAAACATCCTTAATTCTCTCATGCCTGCGAATAAGGGGAAGTTGATTGAAGAAGACGATGAACCTGAATGTACTAAGACCATTGGTAATGAAATTCACTTTTACGGTGAAATTACACCTGAAAATACTCTTGAGTTTGTAGAATCTTTTCGTAAACTTGAAATTCAACTTCTTAAGCAGAAAGCCGACCTTATTGGATATGAACCAGAAATTCGTATTCATATTATGAGTGAGGGTGGTGATATGTTTTCCGGCTTCACACTCAAGAACGTAATCGAAAAGTCTAGGGTAAAGGTTATTACAATTGCCCAAGGTGCCTGTTGCTCAGCAGCTACATTTATGTTTTTGGGTGGTTCAGAACGTCGCATGGGTGAAAATGCATACCTTCTGATTCACCAACTTTCCACAGACTTTTGGGGGAAATATCAAGATCTCAAAACCGAAGTCAAGAGTTGTGACACATTTATGAAGAATCTCAAGAAAATGTATATGGACAAGACAGAAATTCCAGAAAAGAAGTTTAAAAAACTTATGAAGAAAGACCTCTTTTTGCCGGTATCAAAGTGTCTAAAGTATAAGATTGCTCACGCGATTGACTAATAATACTAGCACGTCTATACAAAGCGAGAACACATAAAATTATAAATATAACACAAAATGTATTCATATTCATTGGAATACTTGTGCGCTCGGGTGGCCTAAGTCGCTCCATTCTACCATAATTTACAACTGGTATCATATTTAAAGTTGAGAAATTAATTATACGTATAATGGAACGTCTTATCCGCAAAGATAAAAATGGAAAACAGCGATTTACTGATATTCACGTAGAAGACCTTGGCAATGGAACCGCCGACATTGTAAAAACAAGTGGAATGGTTGGAAGTGACAAAGTTACAGTTTCAAGGACCAATGTTACGACCGGATACGAAAAAGCTCTTATTCGCGCCAAGACTATGTGGAATAACGAGAATACCAAGGGTGTGCAAATCTTACCAATGTTAGCTAATAAATGGGAAGACCGGGAGAAATATATTACATCTCCGTTTTATGTTCAACCCAAATTGGATGGTATTCGTCTTCTTGTATCCAAGGATGGATGTTTCTCAAGGACTGGTAAAATTGTTAAAGGTGTTGAGCATCTCGCGTATAAACTTGGAGATGGGGAATGGTTAGATGGGGAATGTTACAGCTCGGGTATGACATTTGAAGAACTCACAAGTGCTTTCAAAATGAATCCCAAAAGTTTAGGATTTCACGTATTTGACTACTTTCATATTCAAAGACCAGACCTTCCATTCGCAGAAAGACAAAAGATTATGAAAACCAAAACAGATATTGTTGTTGAGACTATACTCGTAAAAGATAAGAGTGATATCCCCAAGTTACACACCAAGTTTGTCGACCAAGGACACGAAGGAATTATGATTCGTGAATCTACAAGTATTTATGAAATTGGAAAACGAAGTAACTATCTTTTAAAGTACAAAGAGTTTCAAACTGAAGAGTATGAAATTGTAGGGGCTAATACTGGTCATGGAAGAGATGAGGATGCTGTTGTATGGGTATGTAAGACTGCAAATGGTCAAGAATTTACAGTTCGCCCAGAAGGTACCATCAAAGAAAGAGAACGATGTTATCGTGAAAAGGATAATTACATTGGAAAACAACTTACTGTGCGCTTTCAAAACCTGACAGCTCTCGGAGTACCAAGATTTCCAGTAGGTGTAGTAATTCGAGACTACGAATAATATCCAGGGAAAGTAAATGAACACCAAACTCGCTGTGGACATAGACGAGGTTCTTGTTAATCTACTCGAACCCATGGCTAAATGGAGAGGTGTAGCACTTCCAACTAAACCAAAATATAAATACTTATACCGAGAAATATTCAACTGTACAGAAGAACAATCCCAAGAAATTCTTCATAAATTTTATCGTTCCAAAGACTTTCTTTATCTCAAACCAATTATTGGTTCACAATTAGCAATGCACAACTATAAAAAGATATTTGATAAGCTCTACATTGTTACCGGACGCCAAGATGTAGTTAGAACTACTACAGAACTGTGGATCGATAAATTCTTTCCGGGTGTATTTGAAGATGTAATTCTTACAAATAGCTTTACTGAAAATGAAATTAAGAAAGTGGATATATGTCGAGCTTTGGGTATTAGTTGCATAATTGATGATAACATGCAAATATGCGACGAATGCATTGAATCGGGTATGGAAGCTGTAAACTTCATTGGCGAAGATGTTTATCCTTGGTGCGAACCAAGTGACATAAGCTTGAGAGGGTGGGTTGATAACAGGTCTAAAATCATTGAAGTGTAATTTTTGGTGTATAAAACTCAATATAGAGTATCACACGGTCTTCTTGTGACGTATTTTCTGCCCAATGTGGATATCTAGCATTTAAAACTATGTGTTTTCCGTCTTCTTCTTCAATATCTCCAAGGGTTTTGTGATGTAAAAAACATCCTTTAGGGCATTTTAAACCCAAATGATATGTGAATCTATATCTCTCACCAACTGGATCTACATGTTCTTTCAATTTTACACCACCTTTCATTAGGGAAAATCCAGCAATCTGTATACCTTTGATTTGAGAAAGTAGTTCGTATGTTTCTAAACATTTTAAACAATTGCCCAAAACAGGCTTACCTTCCCAAATAAGAGGCCAACTTATCCAATCATCTTGAACATGCGTTTGTCCTCCCTTCAACCAACCATATTTTCCAGATGAATATTGAGATACAATTTTCTTAATAAGTTCAGAACCTTCCCATTCCCCAGTTGGACGAGGTTCTTCTGAAATGAACACAGATGGAAGTTGCTCTAGTTCTTCTCGAATGGTTTTCCAGTGATTTTTGAGTTCTTTGAGCTCCATTTAAATCATTTAAGATATTAAATGTATCTTCTTTTATGCAAGCCTATAGTTGTGATTCCGCAGAATACACTGAGTGCCAGAGAATGTCGAATTGTACACACAAGACCTACACAACAAGAAAATAAGCTAGAAGTTGAATTGTTAGACGCACCACCAATAAATGTAGACAATCAAGAAATTTATCAGAGTGATAGTATTTCTATCGTTTCCGCTGTGACATGACAACTAGTATTATAATAACTAAACATGAACATGAACATGAAGACATAGACGCGGAGATAGACATAGGAAGTGTTGAGTTCGTATTAGATTGAGGATCTGAACTTGGTGTGGGACTTGTGGATGTGGGACTCGAGGGTGTAGGACTCGAGGGTGCGGGACTCGAGGGTGTGGGACTTGAGGGTGTAGGACTCGAGGGTGTAGGACATACCGAATGTTCCGGTTTTAAACTACAAAAGTTATTTTTATGTGTTGTTACATCTTCCTTAGAGAATAATCCCTCTGTACAAAAATTTAATGATTGACCCGGAGTAAAATATCTTTGCTCACTTTCTGTGGTAAGGTTAAGATAATTAGAAAGTTCGGTCTTATCTGTACATACTTTTTTTACGTAATCTTTATGCGACGGAATATTCCACGGACGGAGATTACTCATTAATATAAATAACTATTTTTTTACAATCTTGATAGATTGTAAAAATAATGAGGAATAAATAGGCAATCAAAAAAATTATCAGAGTGATAGTATATGAATAAGCATATTTATGCTTTGGTAATATCTGTTATATTTGGATATATTTTCTATCAAATGATGGAAGCATCAATTCCAACGGAATCAAATTGCAGTTACATGGCTGCTCCAGTCACAGATCTCTTAGCATTTATTTGGGGTTTTGCAATTGTAAATTACGGGTTTAAATACGATAATCCAATTCTTACACTACTCGGTGGTTCTATAATCGTTGAACACATTTTTCAATTAGATAGAAAGATATAAATAAAGTCATTTTTACAATATGGAAAAC